TAAAAATCCTCCTAAAATATTAACCTCTCTCAACGAGTAGGTTTTATTGCTATTTAACTAGTTTTAGACCTTTTAAATCCTCTTTTTTTGTTTCTGTATCATTAGTTGCTTTTTCATCCTCATCACACTCAAGTTGCATCTCTGTTTGACCCTTTATTTGCTTTCTATATTCTGCGCCTACTATCTTACCCTTGTTGTCTCTATCAATTAATATTCTCGTTTTAGTTGGTGTTGCAGGTGCTAATGTTGGTTTAATAGTAACTCCAACCTCACTCATCTCACGTGACTCATCTGCATCAAAAACCAATACTATATTTAACTTTCTTTTGATTTTATAAGGTGTATTTAAATCTGCAATATTTTCTAACACCTTTTCTATTGCTGCATTTACTTGCTCTGCTATTGCTCCATCGGCTAAACTTTCAATACTAAAATTTTTACTCATATACTTTTAACCTCACTTCAATTTTATTTTGATATCCATTGTGCTCTAAATCAACCCATAAATAGTTTTTTAAGTCTATTGCCAATTTTTTTATTTTCTGAATTTTTAATGTGTGTATCTAATCTGTTTAACCTTAAGTGCATACTATCAATTTCTACTTGTTTGCACTGTACCACTTGCTTTAATTCAATTATTTCTTTATCCATAGCTGTTATAAATTTTATAGTAAATGAATTTTCTAAAGAATTATTTTTTATAACTAACTTGCTAATTTTCTTTTTCAACGCCGATATTCTACTCATATTTGCCCCTCCTCGCCCTTTTGATTATTTAATAATTCTTCTCTAGCCTTAGCTATAGATTCTTTAATTCCACAACTGCTTGTACTATATATTTCAATAGCTCTAGTAGATATTTTATTTATATCCATTTTTAATCCCTCTCTAAAATGGTATGTCTCCATCATCAATTGGTGTAACATCAGAATCACTTCCAAAGTCATTGTTTTCTTTTTTACCTTTAGTGGCCCACTCTAAAAATTCAGCCTCATCCGCTATTACCTCAGTAACATATCTTCTGGTACCATCTTTAGCCTCATAGTTTCTAGTCTGAATATTACCTGAGATACTAATTAATCTACCTTTTACAACATGATTAGCCAATGCTTCTGCTGACTTGCCGAAAATAACCACTGGTATAAAGTCCGCTTCAGGTTGACCTTCTCTTTTAAATCTTCTATTAACGGCTACCGTAAAAGTGGCTACAGCTGTTCCTGTTCCTTGAGCAAGTTTTAGTTCAGGATCTTTCGTTAATCTTCCAACCAAAACAACTTTATTCATAGTTCACCTGCCTAAATTTCATATTCTTTTTTTATGTTATTAACCATCCGCATTATATTTAAGAGATTTGGAGAACCATTTGGCTTATATTTTGTAACTGCCTGCATACATAATGTATAGTCTGTAACAACCCTTAATGCCTCTGTTAGTTCTTTTATATCTTTTAATAGTTTATCTTCCACTATGAATCACATCTAAATTGGCAAACATTTGATATTGTCCTAGCCATCCAAGTTTTATAGTCCCTACTTTCCCATTTCTTTGTTTCCCAATAATGCATTCTGCTATATTCTTATCTTCTGTTTCATTATTGTAATACTCGTCCCTATACAGAAACATAACAACATCTGCATCCTGTTCAATAGACCCTGATTCTCTTAAATCTGAAAGCATTGGTCTGTGATCTGATCTTTGTTCTGGTGCACGTGATAACTGTGATAGTGCAACTACTGTTAAATTCAATTCTTTAGCTATCGCTTTAAGCCCTCTGCTGATAGTACTAATTTCCTGTTCTCTGTTTTTTTCGCCGTTACCTCTCATTAGTTGAAGATAATCTATTATTATTAAATCTAGCCCATTTTGAGCCTTTAATTTTTTACATTTAGCTTTGATCTCATTAACACTTTGTCCTGGAGTATCGTCAATTTTTAAATTTAAACTTGCGATATTACCTGAAGCATTTGCTACCTTATCCCACTCTTTATTATCTAACTTACCACTTCTTATTTTGTCATAATCGATAAGAGCTGTTGCAGCCAATTGTTTTTGCACCAACTGTTCTTTACTCATTTCCAAACTAAATATAGCTACTTGTTTTGTCTTAGCAACAAAATTTCCTATATTTACGGCTAGTGTAGTTTTTCCCATTGATGGCCTTGCTGCTATAATTACTAAATCTTGTTTTTGTAATCCACTCGTTACCCTATCTATTTCATCAAAGCCTGAACCATTACCAGTAATTCCACCACCATTCCTAAAGTTATCTTCTAATAATTTAAGTGTCGTCTCCATGACTACATCAATGCTGCACATTCTATCCTCTGTATCAAGTACTAAACTACATAACTTTTCTTCAACATTACCAATAATTTCTTTAGCATTAAGCTTTGCATTATACCCATGCTCTAATAATTCAGACGCAATTTTTATTATTTTTCTTTTATTAGATTGTTCTTTTATCAGTTCTGCATAAGCTTTTATGTTGCTTGTACCTAAAACACTATCTTGCATTTGTGTAAGATATGTTATTCCTCCACAATTCTCTAGAGCATCTATTTTGCCTAATGCCTGAGCAACTGTTACAAAATCAATATCTATGTTTTGTGAGAATAGATCTAAAAAAACCGAATAAATTATTTTATGACTTTCTCTATAAAAATCGCTTTTATTAATAATTTCTAATACATCGTTTAAAGATTTTGGGTCCATTAAAATACTTCCTAAGATCGTAGCCTCTACTTCATAATTATTTGGCAATGCTTTAAATTCTTGCATGAAAGTCTCTCCTTTACTAAATTTCTTCATATGCTCCTGCATTAGCTTTTGCAGTAAGTGTTTTAAAATTGTTTTCTTTGGTTTTAAAGTTACTGCTACATATATCCCAGTTTAAGAACTTTTCAAATCCTCTATTTAAGAATTCCTCCAATGACCACTTATAGTTAAAATAGTAATTGCTACCGGCTAGAATTTTTTTATAATTTTGTATAGCCTGGTTAATTTCTTCTTGAGTGTAATTTTTAAGAGCATTACTAACTGCTTTTGCTATTTTTTCTGTTAAGTTTTTATGTTCTATAATTTTTTGGTTATTCCAAAAACTATATATATATTTAATAGAAGTATCTTTAATAGAAGAATCTTTTGTTCCGTTGTTTGCGACGTACCCATACGGTTTTTCAACCGTACCCCCTTTGGTTTTTCCAACGTACCCATACGGTTTTTCAACCGTACTGTTTTTCTCATACGAATATATTAATTCCTTATATATTGGACCTACTGCATAATAAGAAAATGTACCTCCACTTTTTTTTGTTGCATGCAGTAGTATCCCTTGAGCCGCCATATTTTTAAATCGTCTATATACCCTGTCTTTACCTAAACCCAATATAGGTAAAGACTCAATTAATGATTTATAATTCATCCAATAATACTTTTCATTTTGAATGATTTCTGAAACCATTTTGTCGGTATCTCTAAAATCAATAAAATATCTAAGTAAAGTAACATCAATAGTGTCTAATTTTAGTTCTAACAATTTTGATTGACTAAACCCTTGAATTGTATACTTCATAAGTAACCTCTCTAAAAATTTATTTTTTAATTACCCTCTGCTGGGGGACTTGTACACCGTTGAGGTGCATTTAAATTAAGAATTATTAAGACGTGCATGTAAGTTAACGCTATTTAGACTGTTTTTCAATCTTTTCTAAAATTTCTTTAAGAGTCTCTACATATTCTTTATTCATATTTCTCCTTTCATGTCGCATATTTTCGACATATCACATATGAAGAGTTTCGACAGTATTTCAACTTGTTTTTTAGATGGTATTTGTTCTCCATTCTCAATTCTTTGATAGTGTCTAGCACATATGTTAAGCTGACTTGCTACATATTTTTGAAGTAATCCTTTTTGTTTTCTTATACCTTTTATCCCCATATTCTTTAGTTTCATTTAATTACCTCCATTAGTATTATTATGTCTTATTTTTAAGACAAAGTAAAGTTTTTAATATGTCTTAAAATATGATTAGACGAAATTATCTATTTAATACTTCTATTTGCTTGTATTGTCGTTGAATTAAGACATATATTGTATTATGTCGATTTATTTGTCTTGTAAATACGACATTTTCAATGTATAATTATTTTATTGGAGGTGTAATGTTTGAATTTCAATGAAAAATTAAAACATTTTAGAAAAGAACATGGCTACACACAAGAGCAATTAGCCGATATAACAGGATTTGCGAGGAGTACAATTACAGAATTAGAAAGTGGTAAAAAAAAAGCAACATTAAAAACAATTGAAAAGATTGCAAATAAAACAAAAACCAATTTATCAGACTGGATAACTACTGACTATGACTATGCAATTAAACCTTTTGATGGATTAAAAATGGTATTGGATGCATTAAAAGAAACTGGCAACATAGATGCTAACGGAAATATGAATGATGAGGCAAAAATATTATCAATGAAAATGCTTGAAAAAGAAGTTAAACTACTATTTTATAAAAAGGACTAGATTATTTATCTAGTCCTTTTAAAATTTCTATTAATGTTTTTATGTATTCCTTTCTATCTTCTTTAGCTTTAGTTTTCCCCATCTTATATCTCCCCCCTTAATTAACATTTTAACACTTAAAATATAACTGTCAGTTGTACTTTCGACACTTCCAAATTTTATGCAATGCAATTATGTATAAAATTTGACATAATATAATTATGAACATGAAAAATATGAGAAAAATTAAAGGATTAAGTCAAAAACAATTAGCTAAGCGTGTTGGAGTAAGCCAAGCTTACATATCAAAAATTGAAAGGGGCGATATTTATGGCATTACACTCAATAAATTAGAAAAATTGTCGAACGGTTTTGAAATATCTATCTATGAAATGCTTAAAATTTTAATGAAGGGAATATAATTTTATTTAAAAAGTTCATCACTTTTCATCACTTAGCACCTTTTGAGAAACATTCTTGTATACTTTGTATATTGGGGGTGTATCTTTTGGTTAAAGATGATAATACGAGAATTACAATTACTATACCAAAAACATTACATAAAATACTAAAAAAAGAAGCTGGGTATGAAGATAGATCAGTAGGTAATATTGTGGCTAGAATTTTAAAACATCATTATAATATAAAAAGTGAAGAAATAGACGAATAAATGCCTTTCTTCATTTTTTATAATTTAATAAAAATATCTAAAATGTGAAACTCAATCAAGTCAATCTAAAATCTATCTTTATATTAGATAAAATCATTACTCCGAAATGGCATATTTTTAAATAAGCCTGGCTAACTATTACTTCGATATGCTAATACAAAAAAGGTAAATTCAACACATAAAATCAGATTTATTAAATAAATACTAATGATTTACATGATTAATATAATGAGAAATAAGCATCCTTATTTATTAAATTTAAATAAGCATACTACACAAATGAGATAGTGACCGTACTAGATCAACTCTCTTTAATTCAATTTTAATTAAATTTAACTATTCTCTATATTTGTTTAAAAGTGATTGAAAATTAAAAGATTCTTCGTTTACTTCAACTGATCCAGCTTCTAGTAATTGTTTTTCTACTGTTTTATCATAAGGTCTTTGTTCATAATCATTAAATACACCTTTTTTAGAATTATTTTTATATGTAGTCTTTGCAACAGCAGGTTTTAATGTTTCTGCCAATTCTTTTTGTAATGTTTTTAATGTTTTTCTAAAATATCCAAAGATACCAGTAGCTTTTATAAATGTGTCTAGAGGCATTCTATTTTTGACTTCTTCTAGTATATGCTCCGGTACTTTTTCTAATCTATAGAAGGACATAGTACGTGCTAGAGCTAAGTCAATGTTCGCTCTAGGATCAGACTTTGAGGATTTAAACACTATTTTTTGAATAGTATTTATAATAGGATTATCCAATAAAGTATACTCATTGCGGATGTCTCCACATCTACAAATCATATTAATACCAATTAAACCGATTTTTTTAGCTAATTTTAATAATTCGGAAACTCTATTTTGAGATAGATTGAGCTGAATAGCAATTTCTAATTGCGCTATTTGGACCCTATCATATGTAGATGTTGCTGCCAATATGTGCAGCACTCTTGTAATGTTATCTGCTGTAGCCTTAGTAAAATTACTTTGAAATTCATTTATAATTTCACTTCTTATATTTTCGCTTAGTATATCAAATTCAGTCGTTAACATTAAAAATCCTCCTAATTAGCACAAGAGAATAAACATCTTGACACCAACCAAAGAGGATTACATTATTTACATTTTAAAATATACTTTACAACTAAGAATATTAATAGTATTATAAGCATATACTTTAAATGTAAACAAAAGCCCCTTTGGGGTGTAAGTCCTGTTAATCAAACTTTTGCGGGTGTCGATTAACAGGCGTTGTTATTTTTTTGTGCAATTTATTTTAAAAACATATATATTTAATATTTAATATATTTGTAACTTGATAATATAATACAATACAATTTTATATATTGTCAAATTATTTGTGGATAAGTTTTGGTATTGTACAAAACTTATCCACATTTTCACGTTAAATTTAATAAAAATTAAAATTAATTCTAATTCAATTTAAATAAGGTTTAATAAGGAGCTGCATCCATGGTATTCATATAACATCAATATCTTTAGCTTTTAAAAATCTATACAAGGATGTTTTACTTACTCCTGTTGTTTCTGTTATTTCTGCAATAGTATATTCTTTTCCTAAATATAATTTAATGGCCAAATCAATTTTTAAATCATTATAACTTTTGGGTCTGC